GGGGGGAGCCGATAAGGATTATCGCGCGGACATTTCAAACGCAAGAAGCACAGACGAAATAAAAAGCGCGGTAAATAATGCTATTTCAAAATTCGACAACGCAAACCCGCTAATTTTCGGCGGGGATGACCTTAAAAAGCAAAAGAGCGAGTTTTTAAAAAACGTCTCAAACTCTATCAGGCAAAGTAAACTAGCCGACGGGCTAAGCGAGTATAACGGCAATCTGTATCTACGCAAAGGAGATGAGCTCTTTGATCTCGACGACGGGCTGATACAGCAGATCGGGCGAGTAATGAGAGATAATGTCGGCTCTATGGCGGGGGCTGCGTTGGGCTATAAAAAGGGCGGCGGCTTTTTGCAAAATATGGCAGGCGGAGCTTTGGGCGCAGCAGGCGGTAGCGGCATAGACCACCTTAATAACTCAAATTATGCGGGGCAAGAGGCAAATGCTGCGAATGCGCTTAAAAAAATGGGAGAAGAAGCTTTATTTTCGGTTGCGGGGGACATCGCGGCGAGCGGAATAGCTAAATACGGTAAGCCTACGTTAAAATTTGCGGGCAAAGTCGCGGATAGAATGCCGCTTTTAAATTTAGGCAAACAAGCCATCGAGGGCGTGCCGACGGCAAACGTAAAAGGGGCGATGAAATCGGCCGAAGCCATAGCGGGCGACGAGGCCGAAGCAATGCTAAAAAACGCCGCAGAGGTAGGCGGCTATAAGGTGGACGGCGGCAATATAACCGATTTGCAACTACTAAACCCGATTATTAACAAGGCTAAAGAAATTAGCGCGAAAACAGCACAAAAGCTCCACCTTGACGATGCGGCCGCTGCTATTAACAACACAAGAGGGCTTGATGCCGAGCGCGAAAAAATCTTGAATTTGGCTCTTAGCGACCGAAAATCTGCTGAACGCCTTTTAAACGCTCTAAGAGGCGATAAGAGCGGACGGGGGGCTAGGAATCTAGCTGATCTAGCCCAAAGCGACGTTAATCGCCTGCGCGAGATAATAGGGCAAAGCGAGACGACCGACCTAAAAGACGTAGTAGAGCAATACTATAAGGCGACAAAAGATGATTTCGATCAAGCCATAGACAATCTCGATGCTTTTAAAAACGGGCAAAAAATCAAACTCTCAGACGATGCGATAGAGCAGATGAAAGATGAATTCTCGTCAATAAACATTTTCGACAAATCAAGCGACAAAACCCGCGCGGTAATGGATGGATTTGATAGCCTAAAAGGGCGGGAACTTGGCGTAAAAGAGCTAAACGAGCTAAGGGCAAATTACAACAAAGGGCTAAACGACATCCTAAACTCCGATAAAAGCTCGTACGCTACAAAGATAAATTTTATAAAAGGCAAAGAGATACTAGAGCGGGCGATGGACGATCTGCTGGGCGACGACGCGGCGCGAGCGTATTTGAGGGAGAATTTAGCCCAATATAAAGATTTTAAAGGCTTTGAAAGAAGTCCGCTTTTTAAAGCAATTACAAATATTGAAAGCTCGGCGCAAGATGTTATGAACGCCTTTAGAGGACTACGAGACACGCAAGGCGGGCTTTACGATAAATTTATCTCAAAGCTTAGTCCGGAGCAGGCGCAAAAATTTGAGCTTGCAGCAATAAAAGACGATTTCGAGGGCGCACTGGGCAAAACTGGGACGTTTAACGTAAGAGAAATTTTAAACGGCAAAGAGCTAAACGAGGCCTTGCAAAAGACAAACTTTAAAAGCGAACGCGCAAAAGAGATCGTAAAAGAGATAGACAAGCTCGCAAAGGCTAGAGGGAATTTGGCTGAGATTTTCGCCGCGCTTGATAGTAAATTTATTATGCCGACTAGGTTTAACAAGGGTATAGCCACGACTTTTAGCGGGGCTAGTAAAACCGCGTTTGTAAATGCGGTGCGCCAAACGGCTCTAAAATACGTACCGATAATCGGCAATGACGCGGCGCTGGAATACCACCTAAGAGAAGCGGCTAAAGCGATAAAATCGGGCGGCACTCTCGAGGGCTACGCAAAAACGATGGAGAAAAACGGTGCAAGCAAAGAACAGGCTAAAGCATTTGCGGATCTTGTCAAAGAAACAGCCGAGCAAGGAAGTAAGCTAGAGCAAGCGGAAGCAAAACAAGAAGTCGTAAAAGGCGAGGGCTGGACGATGAGAGAGGGCAGGGAGGCAAAGCAATACGCCGAACATAAATTTGAGCCCGAGAAATGGATAAACGATTTAAGCGGCGTATTAAGCGACGAATGGGCGGCAAATCTAAAGAGCTTAGCTCTAAAGCATCCTGAAATGTTTAAAAGCGAGGCGGACGTTTTTCGCGTAATCAAAGAGATAAAAGATAACCCGACGCATTTTTTTAAGAACAATAGAGACGACGCAGCCTTGATCGCAAAGGAGCTCAAAGACGGAAAAGCCGGAAATATCGTTATCAAAAAAGATGACGGAAGAATAGTACATGTAAATAAGACTAGAAAAAGCGATATAGCGAGACTGCAAAGGAATAACGAAAAGGCGTTGGAGGGGACGCCAACTCCCTCAATTCTTGACGCAGAGATAAACCCCGCCCAGACGCGGCGATTTGCTGCAACGCCTAATGATAAAATTATACCCCAAAAAGGAAATTTAGTCAATGAAAAAGAAGCTAACGTACTACGAGATAGCGTTTCTAGTGTCGGCGATAATGCAAGCCGAGTAGGCGGAAGACAAGCAAGCAGCACTAGTATCGGCGGCGGGCTAACGGCAAACTCAAACGCTCATCTAGGCAGCGGCCTGGTAGCGGGAACTCTAAACTCCGTAGACGAGGATGGGAATTTTAGCCCTGAGAGATTCGCCGCGGGATTTTTGACGGGGCTTGCAGGCAGCAAGGCTACAGCCGTCGGCCTAAGAAAAATGACGCCGAAGCTTTATAATCAAATCCTAGGCGCGGCCGAGAAGATGCCGCAGATGGCAAATAGCAATCCAAGGCTCTTAGGCAAGCTCTACTCAAACGGCAAAGACGTAAGTTTAAATTCTTTTGCCGGAGAGAAGGCGATCACGGCAAACGTCGGCAAACTAGATCAAGCTAAAGCAATGCTCGAAAAGGGCGCGGACGAGGTAGAAATTTGGCAAAAGACGGGGTGGTTCAAGGATGAAATCGACGACAAGTGGAAATTTGAAATAAATCCGAGAGGCGGCGAGCTAAAACCGAATC